ATGTTGAGGCTGCATTAGAGAAGCAGTTCAGCAGTGGGCCTCGTGACAAGTTTAGATTAAGGATGTCCAACATTGGGCGTCCTACTTGTCAGCTATGGTTTGATAAGAATGACCCTGAAGATAAAACACCACTACCACCACACTTCTTGATTAACATGATCATAGGAGACATTGTGGAAGCAGTGTTCAAGGGGCTTCTTCGTGCTGCTGAAGTAGACTTCAAAGATAATGATAGCGTAACTTTAAAACTAGGAGATGGTACTGAAATAAAAGGTGAGTACGACATGGTACTTGATGGTAAGGTAGATGACGTTAAGTCAGCTTCTCCCTGGTCATACAAGAACAAGTTTGTAAACCTCGAAAGTCTAGCTAAGAGTGATAGCTTCGGGTATATATCTCAGCTTGTTGGATATGCTAAGGCTGCTAAGTTAGATGTTGGTGGTTGGTGGGTAGTCAACAAGGCTAACGGTGAGTTCAAATATGTGGATGCAAGCTCCGTAGACGAGCCTACAGTTATGCAAGAGATTGAAGAGACAGTAGAGTACATCAATGAGGATAAACCTTTTAAGCGTTGCTTTGAGGCGATCCCTGAGACACACTTCCGTAAGCTTACTGGTAATCTAAAGCTTGGACCTGAGTGTGGATTCTGTTCATTCAAACATAAGTGTTGGCCTAATCTACAAACTCGTACTGCTGTAATGTCTAAAGCAAAGACACCACCAATGGTAGACTACGTACTGTTGAGTCCTGAGTATGCGGAAGCACATTAAAGGTAGGTATCGCAGTGGCCTGGAGAAAGAGGTTGCTGCGTACTTACGTAAGACACAAAAGAAAGTCAGGTATGAGGTACTGAAAGTAGAGTGGGAAGATCTACGCTACCGCACCTACACACCAGACTTCGTGTTAGACAATGGTATTATCATTGAGACTAAAGGTATCTTTGATAGTGACGATAGACGTAAGCATCGTGAGATACAGAGACAGCACCCTGAGTTAGACATACGGTTTGTATTTAGTAATGCAAAAGCTAAGTTGTACAAGGGTGCTAAGTCTAGATATTTTGATTGGTGTGAGCAACATAAGTTTCAGTGGGCTAATCGTGTGATACCTGAAGATTGGTTAAAAGAAAAAGGTAAAGAGATTACAGTTAAGAAGATAGAATTAAAAACAAAAAGGAAATGCTGATGGGTCATAGTTTAGATAATGATGAGATAGCAATAGTTATAAGTCCAGTAGAATACACAGATGATGGTAAATGGGATGGTGATACAAATGTGTCAATAGCAATATCACCTGAGCACAACTTACCTGAACCTATTATTAATGGGATAGTAGATGTAGCAACTATGATGTCAGCGTTCTTAGATATAGCAAATGAACACCCTGACATATATGAATTAGTAAGAGATCACAGAAACTATTTAATGACTTTGGAAGATGATGAAGAAGATAAACCTGTTGTAACTAAAGACGGTAACGTGTATACACTTAACAAGTGGTCAAAAACAAAAGGGAGTGCATGAATGGAACCTACAATAACATTAACTGGTGATACAACTTTTAATCACGATCAAGTAAACAATCCAGTACACTACAATCATAGCGGCATAGAATGCATTGAAGCTATAGAAGCAATGACAGAAAACATGGCAGGATCTACAGCGCCACACGCTGCTAACGTACTTAAGTATTTGTGGAGACATGAATACAAGAATGGCTTAGAAGATATTAACAAAGCTATTTGGTATCTCAACAGGCTAAAGGATCGTTACAAGGAGCTACATAAATGATAACAGCAGAAGATATAAATGCATGGAAAGACATGTATGAAATGACATTCGGTGACTATCAGATAGAAGCAAGAAAGACTGCTATCTATCCTGAAGAACACAAGATAGTTTACCCTGCGTTAGGACTAGCAGGTGAAGCAGGTGAAGTAGCCAACAAAGTAAAGAAGATGTTAAGGGATGGGAAGTTTGACAGAGAAGATGTAGCTGCAGAAATAGGTGACTGCCTGTGGTACATATCAGCTTTGTGCCGTGACTTAAACTTTGACATGGGATACATAGCTAGATGTAACTTAGATAAGCTTCACAGTCGTATGGAGAGAGGAACCATTAAAGGCAGTGGCGATAAGAGATGAAGTTCAACATTAAACTAACAATTGATATAGACGAGGAAGAACGAATACTACCTATAGTAGCAGACATGCACGAGGAGGCAGTTACTGAGTTATTCCAAGATATTATTTATGATATTGATGGTGCAGTAATTAGAAAGATAGAGGTTAAAAAATATGAATAACTACTTACCAACAGACTACCAAAGTTTTATACACAAGTCACGTTACGCTAAGTACATTGATGGCAAAGGCAGAGAGTCTTGGTCTGAGACAGTTGATCGCTACATAGAAAACGTTGTAGGAAATAAAGTAGACGCAGATACTAAAGATGAAATAATGTTTGCTATACTTAACTTAGAGATCATGCCTAGCATGAGAGCTATGATGACTGCAGGTGCAGCACTTGAGAGAGATAATACTGCAGGATATAACTGTAGCTATCTACCTGTAGATGACCCAAAGTCCTTCGATGAGGCTATGTACATCCTCCTCTGTGGTACTGGTGTCGGCTTCAGTGTTGAGAGACAGTTCATTAGCAAGCTTCCCGAAGTACCTGAATTGTTCGAGAGTGATACTACCGTTGTGGTAAAGGACAGCAAGGAGGGGTGGGCTAAGGCGTTTAGACAAGTGTTAGCTCTCTTGTGGGCAGGTGAGATTCCTAAGTGGGATGTTAGCAGAGTAAGACCTGCAGGTGCAAGACTTAAAACATTTGGTGGTAGAGCCTCTGGTCCTGCTCCTTTGATTGACCTATTCAACTTTGCAGTTAAGACATTCAAGGATGCACAAGGACGTAGTTTATCTAGCTTAGAGTGCCATGACCTAATGTGTTTCATTGGGCAGATAGTTGTAGTTGGTGGTGTTAGACGTAGTGCTATGATTAGTTTGTCTAACCTTAGTGATGATCGTATGCGTTATGCTAAGTCAGGACAGTGGTACGACAATGCAGGGCATCGTGCTTTAGCTAACAACAGTGTATCTTACACAGAGAAGCCTGACTCAGAAACGTTCATGCGTGAGTGGCTATCTTTAGTAGAAAGTAAATCAGGCGAGAGAGGAGTATTCAATCGTGAAGCATCTAAGAAACAAGCTGCTAAGTATGGCAGACGTGATCCTAACTTTGAGTTCGGAACTAATCCTTGTAGTGAGATTATCTTACGCCCATACCAGTTCTGCAATCTTACAGAAGTTGTGGTACGAGCCACGGACACGGTGGATGATTTGGATAGAAAAGTCAGACTCGCCACAATACTTGGCACGATCCAAAGCACGTACACAAAGTTCCCATACCTCAGAAAAGTCTGGACAACAAACACAGAAGAAGAAAGACTCTTAGGTTGTAGCTTAACTGGTATTATGGATAACCCTCTTATGACATCCGCAAACAAAGGATTGGAGAAGACCCTTGAACATTTACGAGAAACTGCTGTTCATACTAACGCTGATTGGGCTGACCGCCTTGGCATTCCACACTCAGCAGCAATTACCTGCGTCAAACCAAGTGGAACAGTATCACAACTAGTTGACTCTGCATCTGGTATACATGCTAGACATGCACTTCATTATATCAGGACTGTGAGAGGTGACAACAAAGATCCACTTACACAAATGATGAAGGATCAGCGCATACCTAATGCACCTTGTGTGATGAAGCCTGATACTACTACAGTGTTTAGCTTCCCACAGAAGTCACCCAATAAAGCTGTAACTCGTAACGACTTGTCAGCCATTGAGCAACTGGAGACATGGTTAACTTATCAAAGACACTGGTGTGAGCATAAACCCTCTGTAACAGTGACAGTTCGTTCTGATGAATGGATGGAAGTAGGTGCATTTGTTTATAAACACTTTGATGAAATGAGTGGTGTGTCTTTTCTGCCACACTCTGATCATACTTATCAGCAAGCACCTTATCAAGACTGTACAAAGGATGACTACAAAAAACTCTCAGCTATAATGCCTAAGAGTATTGACTGGTCTAAACTTAGTGAGTATGAACAAGAAGATAACACAATTGCTATGCAAAATTTAGCTTGCACTGGAGATGTGTGTGAAGTAGTAGACATAGTATAATTATTATGTTACTATACCAACAACAATAAAAGGAGTTAATCATGTTGTTATTTAATATCTTAGTACCTATCGTTTTTCTTTTAACGGCCTACGGTTCTTACAATGATGTAGTCAAACCTGCAGCTAAGGCATCCTGGGAAACAGGTGTAGTTGTTTACGAAAAAAGTGTAGAGATTATCCAAGATGTAACTACTGAAGAGACAGAATAATGTATGTCTTAGTGCTCATACTTTCTATTGGGAGTGGCTATGTCCAAGTACAGGCAGTCAATACAGTCTACCCTACTATTGAAGATTGTAAACGAAGTGCAGTAACTATTCGCAATGAACTTATGAGTACTAAGCCATCACCTAACTCTAATGTGTTTGCTTACTGTACGGAGATACCACAGGAGGTTTAATGGTACATAAATCTAAGTCACCTAATGTAGAAATTAACCCAAAAACAGGTAAGAAGGTATACTATAAAGATAATCCAGTTGCAGTAAAACTTCGAGATTCTAAACGTATGTATGTAAATGGTAAAGAAGTTTCTAAAAAACATCCTTTACATAAACCTGGTAGGTACAAATCGTTTGGTGACGCTGCCTTTTCTGCCTTGCAAAAGGATGTGCAAATAAAAGAAGGTTATGTCTATGTTATAACTAACCCTGCATGGCCTGATTGGGTAAAGATAGGCATGGCTATTGATTCTGATGATAGATGTAATAGCTATCAAACTAGTATCTTCTCT